GTTTTTTTGACATTTTCTTTAATACTTTCATTACTGTATTCAATGCACCTTCATTCACATCAGTTGGTAAGTCTTTACCAATCTTTTTCACCTTAATAAGACCCTCTAACTTATCAAATGCTTTATCTATAAGTTCAGGTTTGTTTTTTAAAGGATCTCCACCTGGTCCGAATTTTTTCTTTTCTTCAAGCTTTTTTGAAGAGTCCCCATCCTCCCAAATGAACTCTGATTTCCAATCTGAAAAGTCTTCTTTCTTACTGCTGTTACCCCAGTTTGCAGCACCTACCTTACGACATTTAACTAATGCACCTGATGCATATGCACTTGGCCAGACTGAATATCTTGACTTAACTTTATAATAGCAAGCATCTTTTGTACCACTACCCTTTCCTTTTCTATCTTTGACTTCATTAAGATCTATTTCTGTCTCTTCTGTATCCTCTAAAATAATATCTCCCACTTCTATTCCATTCTCCATAAACCAACCACGATTAACTTCGATTGCATATCTTATATCATCATCAGGATATACAGGAATCGGATTCATTGGATCTAATTCTTTGATACTTTCAATGATACCTTCCTCGTTTATAAACGCAATATCAAGAGGTATAAAAGTATTTTTCATATGAAAAGAATGACTATCAGTATTTTCAAATACAAAAAGCATACCACGATCTTGTTCCAAACTCTCACGGAACATCAGACCTAATTTAAACTCTCCATCATTTTGTGGAACTTCAAGTTGAAGTGGTAATGAGATAAATTCTTCTTTCATTTTCTTTTTCTTTTTAGGTTTGTCAGTTGCAACATATGTTGGTTTTGCAGCACCTCTTTTGGATTGCTGATTTGGATCTGCCTTTTTCTTTCTTCTTGCTGCTGATAATCTCTCTTTCTTACTCATACTCGCTCTCTTAGCAGAAGAAACACATTTAGGTGTTCCCTCACCAGGTTCATCGCTGGCACAAGTTCCACCTGTGACTACGTTGACCCATCCACCTTTACCGTCCTTAGATTTAGAACCCTTAAACCATTTATGAAGTGAACCTTCTTTCACTTGCTCTTTATCAGTCATATAATCTGCTGCAGTATCAAGATAATCTGCTGCTTTTGTAATTTTAGACTGAACCCAAGCCATTTCATTACCTTCACCTTTACCAACTTTCTTTTTGATTTTTTTCGCAGCGACCATAATATTATCAGTCTGACGACGAATCATTTCATATTCGTGATCGCCATGCTTTTCTTCATTCATCGCTTTAGTTTTCTTTTTCATTGAGTTGATAAACTTTCTATAGACAGCTGCTTCAGAGGTTTTACCCATCACTCTTGCTCTTTGCTCCATAGCAATTGCTGCTTGAATTTTATGAGCGTGTGATCGACTTGATTTCCTAATTTTTGCCACACTCGCTTTCGCTGTAGCGACATCCTTGAAACCAAGTCCATGAATAGTTCCTTTAGGATCTTCATCTGTGTATAAATCAGAATGTTTTTTTGATTTAGCAGGTTGACCTTTTTTACGGGCAATGCGAGGATTAGATTCTTCTTCTATTCCTCTCTTTTTTCTACCTGCACAATGTGCTTTCTGACTAAACCCTTTTGGATTTTTACAATCAATAGACTTTTTATACTTTGCTGACCATCCTTCCTTTACAAGAAAACCATCCTCACGAACGGTATATCCTTCAGGAATCGGTTTACACTTTTTATCAGTGTTACAATAGTATTGTCCCTTTTTACAGGAAGTCTTTGCCATCTACAGACTATTCAGAGCTATTATTATTTAGCATTCCGTCTTTTAACATCTTTTGTAATTCTGCGGTGCTTCCAACAAATAAAGCATTATTAGTAACTGTGCTTTGAGTTTTTGGATTATCTGCCTCTATATCTTTTACTTTTTTATGTAAATCTGCTAACTTATCGGTAGTATCCGCAACACTTTTTATTAACTGACCTGCAACTTCATATGCTCTTGGACTTGCTGTTTCTCCTGCAACTTCCATAATGCCATTGATTGCCTCTTGTCCTTTTTCGATTAGTGAATATAAATTACCTCTCGTATAATCATAATCTTTCTTGACTTCATCAACTTTGGTTACTTCATCTGCTTTCACAATAGCATCAACCTCAACACTACCATCAGTGTTGAAAGTATCATTCAATGAATCGTAACCTTTTGCCATTAGATGTCTACCCCTCTATTTGGTGCAAAGTCTTTTGCGTCTCCAAAGAATGAGCTTGTTTCTGTAAATCCAAAATCATCGCCTGGTTCAATTAATAAGTCATCTGCAGTATCTATAACATCATCTTCGTTATAATCTTTCTTTGCTTTTGGTACAACAGTATATCTTTGTACACGTTTTGCTGTTCTTGTATTTGAATCTTCGTAGTAATCCAACTGAACTTTTTTGATAAGTCCTTCTGGAGTTTTTGCGATATGATTGAAGAAAAATGTTTTTGCTGTAAATGAGAGTGTATAAATTAGTGCTCTTCTTGTTGCAAAATCACCTTCATAATCATCTTGTTGAGCAATATTCTGAAGAACCATAGGAATATCTCTTTTCTCTCCAATAGACTTAACTAAATCAATTGATATATTAAAACCTGGTTGAAAAAACGGTAATATCTGCTCCAATATTTGTAATCCATCATCTTGTAATTTAACTAAAATATTTAAATCAAAACCAAGATTATAAGGCACAGGCATAAAAACTTTTTTCATTTTATCACCGTCTGTTTTATCTAATGCCTTGAAAGTTTGAGTTATACCTGCTTTTCTTGTAGAATCATATGAAATATTTGTTATCTCAAAAGACATTCTTGGTAAAGTAATTTGAGTTGCTTTGTTTAATTCAGGTTGTTGCGTAATTCTAGCTAAAAACTTTTGTCTTGGTCCATATGCAATTGGAACTTTAATGTCTGATATTACATTACCTGCTCCGTCATCGTGACGCACATGAATATCATTAAACAGTGTACCGAATGCAATAACCGTCTTTCTTATAATTTCGTGGTAAAAATAATTTCCTAACATCTCCTTACATGTATGATTCTGAACCACCAATTAAGTTATGACTAACTCTAGATAACTGATACATCACTTCATGTATAGTTATTAATTTTTCTTTTCTGGTAGGTCTTATTAGAGTTGATGGTTCTACTTTATCATCAAACCAAGGATCGTATTCTATATTATCTGGTGCTGGATAAGTCATTAAAAACTCCCAAATGGATTTGATTCAGAGAAGTCAATCAACAAGTCTGCTTCGGACTCAAATATATCTCCTTCATTATATTTATCTGTAGTATCATCGTCATTAAACACAGAAACACTGAATAATGCACCAGAAGTGAGTCCTTTAATATCTTCGCCTGGAAAGAATCCTGTAGTGGTTGTTCCAATTCCAACATTACCAACTTGAAGTATTCCTGTGTCAACATCCCAACTTTTAACTCTACCTTGAGTTCCTGAACGCATACCTTGAATAACCTCATTAAAGTGATAAGTTCCAACTCCACTAATTGTTTCTGGATCAGCGATGGTTACTGTTACAGTATTATCATAATTTTCACCTGGATTAGAGACGAATATAGAGTTAACTTGATTAAATCCAGATGAATTAGTACCGAGAGATGCAATACCAACTGCTCTCTGAGAAGCAATACCTAATGCTGGATTTGATACGGTTACGGTTGGTGCTGTTCCATATCCAACTCCCTCTTCAGTCATAATAAATCTTATTACACCACTTGATGTGGTATTGATGGAGCAAGTTGCTGCTGCACCAGTTCCACCACCACCTGTGAATGTGATAGTCGGTGCCTCTGTATATCCAGCACCTGCATTAGTTAATATTATTCTATCTATAGATGTGACATTTGCTCTTGTCGATGTGATTGCAACTGCTCTTGCATTATCAGCTAAGTTACCAGTAGGTGATGTAGATATCGCTACTGTAGGAGTTCCTGTAAATCCAGAACCATCATTGTTCAAGAATAACTCACGAATATATCCTGTTCCTAAAACTGGATTTGCAGTAGCAGTCACACCAACACCAACCAACTGTAATGTTGTAATATATCCTTCATCTGCAACTTGAGTATCAATCGCATCGATAGATGTATCAATAACTTCATCCTCATATTCAAAGAGTTCACATTTCAGTTTGTAAACATAATTACTACCTAATTGATAGAAAGGTTCCTCATGTTCTACAAATTTAATTTCAAATAATCTTTGACCTAATGGGAAAAATACTAAGTCACCTTCACGAGGTCTTGATGATAATTCAATATCATCATCAGCATCCATAAACGGTGCTATAAATTCCTCAAATCTTTCTTTTGAAATGGTAAGAGTTACTTCATCTCTTAAACTCATACCAAACTTAGTTAAAACATCTCCAGCACCTGCATATCCATCATAATTTTCTACATACGCTTCAATTAAAAAATTATCATCAAACTTCGATGCAGTAACTTCTTCGATAATTGTTGATTGATTTACGAATTTTCTTGGAATGAATGTAACTTCAACACCATATATCTTAAGATGCTCATTAATTAGACTTTGTACTAATCTTTGTTCACCCCTTGAACCTTGTAAAAAATGTGGATTTAATGCCATTATACATCACCCAATAAAATCAAGAGGAGGTGTCTCATAGTCCATCATCATTCTTGACCTGAGTTCCTCTATCTCTCTAACTCCATCATCGTAGATTTCTCTTCCATTTAATTCTATTCCACCAGGTAATTTAGTTCCTCTAAACTTAATTAAATTCATACCCCATTGTTTTTTCATCAATGCAACAAAATATCTTTTTACAAATGGGTCATTATAAACTTGTGTGAATTCTTCTGGATCTAAAGCACGAAAACAATCTATTACTATAAATGTATCTAATGATTGTGAACCCCAATCAATATCTAGATATAATCTATCTTGTCTTTGGTTGAATCTGATTTGTTTATCAGTTGTTAGTAAAAAATCAATATCTTCAAGATAAGTTTTTGTCATTGCATATTGTAATAATTCAACTGAATTGAAATAGTATAAGTCATTTAAAAATAATTGATACTTAATACTAAACATTCCACCTGAAATAGAACTTGTATCAAATTTAAAAATTTTATTTACTCCTATTACGTGCTCTGGCACTGATATAAAGTTTGAACTCTCATAAAAATTGCTTGATACAGTTCCTGCTGAATTTGTTGATATACCAGTTGTGGTGACTATACCAACTCCATCTGTACCCTCTG